GGGCGCGCTGCAGGGGGGCGGCCCCCTTTTTTGTACTCTCTTTTCACGCTGTGTGACCGCTGCGAGATTTTACACGGTCCGGAATGTGTTTATATGTCCAGGGTCCTATCGAGCAAATAGGCCGGTTTTTGGACCAATTATTAATACATAATATAGAAGCAAAAAAAATAAAAAATAATTGAATTTATGTCAATTAACTGTTGACAAAAATGTAAACCAGAGTTATTATATAGACAGTGAAGGGGACGACCCCTACCAAAGGAGGAAAAAAGAAAATGATTAATTTTGTAGAAGATATGGAACGCATGTTGGATTTAACAGAGAACTACTATATGGAATTTGATGGCACACCAATCGGTGATGAAGTTGCTGAGTTCCATCGTGTGGCAGTTGAATTATCTGAGCACCAATACTTGAGCGAACAAGAAGCGTATGAAGCAGTTAAGCGTATCTTACACGACCTAGAAGTGTTAGTGTGCAGAAATTGGAAGATGAAAGACCGTGCTAAAAATGAAAATACGGCAAAAGCAGAAAAGCTAATGAAAGAAATTAAAAGCCTAGTGAGCAATGCTCGCATCGAATTATCCAAAAAAGTATTTGATGCAACTAACGGCATGAACGGCAGTTTCTTCCATCAAGCATCTAATTACTTATACAAATTAACTACTCGCTTAGATGGAGCCACTAGCCTAATGAATGAAAAAGAAATCGATGAATTGCATATCGTGCGCCGCCTAGCTGAGTACTTGAAGGACGCACAGGAAGATTATAAAAATCTAATGCATTATACAGCTAAGATGGAGGTTTACTAATGACTAATATTTATAGTGAGTTTAGAACCAAAACCGTACCGCAAATCAAAGAAATCATCGAGCACTATTTGGTGCTCGGTGCCTTCGAAGAAATAGAGGTTGCTGCAGGCTACGGGTCCTATGGTCAGCGCATTTGCCAGTACCACGAAGGTGATTGTAATGAGTTCTTTGAGGAAAAATTAGTTGAAATCATTGATAGAGTGCATGTATGGCATGACCGAACTTACATAAAAAAAGTTTACTAAAATTCAAGATATTAGTTGACTATTATGTAAATGAGAGTTATTATATAGACAGTGAAGGACCGGTAAGGGTCCACGCGAAAGGGGAAAAAAGAAAATGAAAATTACTAAAAAATTAGCGAAGGAAATCTTCCAAGGAAATTTTAAAAATGTTTATTGGGGTCGCTTGAATAGCGAAAAAGTTGGAAATGACAAACGCATGTATTCAGTGAACTGTTTCCCACCACGTGTTGAATTCGTTGAGGCTCTATACCACAGACCGGAGTTCATTACTGATAAAGAATTCGATAAATTGACAAGTATGCAGCTTGTATATCTTCCAGGAAAGCGCAAAAGCCTAAAAGGTAAAAAGTACTATGAATGGACTGATGTGTTAGTAATGCGCAAGACAGCCGATGGCACTTATCACTTAGCAATTGAACGCTGCGAAGCAAAAAGATTCAGAGCCACTACTAATTTCAATTTTGATAAAGCCACACGAGCTTTATTACTTGAAAGAATGGCGAAATTAGACGACCGCTTTGGATTCTAAAAATTATACACTGAAAGGGGGTGAGCGTTTGAGTAATGTTACATTCAAACCATTTGACGACTTGATTCAAAATTCCGGACTGAAGTTGGATGCGGTAGCCAGCCGCATGGATGTGAGCCGTCAGCGTTTATACGAGTTCAGAAAAGACCCAGCATGTATGAGCGTGGACCAGTTGAAAAAGATGGCGGATATTTTAGGAGTGGAATTCGCGGACATGTATAATCTGCGTGAAGCGTACCAAAATGAGACGAAGGAGGACCTATGATGCGAAGTAAAAAACACAAAAAAGTTAAAATCCAAATGAAGTATTTTATACCTTACCTAATGACCTGGTATGTGATAGCGTTTGGAGCCATCGCTGCAATACTGTCATGCGCTGTTTATATCAATAAAGCGATTGTGCAGCACGATGGAATAGTTCAGCAGCATATCGATGGCACTTATGTGGAGCCGGATTTCATGGACTCTTGGGGTCAAGCAAAAAAACAAAAATAAGGGGAGTCAGCCTATGACAAAAGAAGAATATCAATTTATTGAAGCCGTAATTTCAGAAATGAAAAAAGGGTATTTTAGCATCGATGATGCGCTCACTGCTTTGAGAGCATTATCCGGCACGCTTGTTATCCTTTCAGAGCCGAGCGGATTTACATTAACCGCTAAAGACTTGGATGATGTTCTAAAATCATTCAGAAATGGAATGAAACACCAAAATGAAAAAGAATGAAGTGAATTTTACGAGGGCCGTTTTCAATTCAATAAAAAAGTACGAATTGAGCAATGATGAAGCCATGGGCGCATTAGTTGCCATTGTAAAAACTTTGGTTACTATGACGAAGGTGCTCGAGCTCGAAGTAAAAAGTATTGATGATGTTGATGAATTAATCGCGCAATTGGATATTGAATAAAGGAGTGTTATCTATGACAAAAACGATCGATTTTGATGTTGAAAAATTTTATAAAAAAATGATGAATGCGGACGAGGATAAAAAGGAGCTATATGCCACTATGCGCTGCCTAATCGGTGAGGCCTGGTTAAATGGTTCACGTTGGAACTCTGAAGATGAAGGAGCAGGCTTACTTGAAATGTTGAGCTTCATGGAGGACCTATGCACTTACAATCGAATCATGGCCCAGTATTTATTGGAAAAAATGGACGCTGACGAAGCGCTCGCTCACTTAAAAACGAAATCTCGCAAATTCTTCATTGAAACTGTATGTCCGGAAGAGGCTGCGTATTTGAAGCATATGTTTTCTAATGCAGACGTGAATACTGCAGAATTAGAGAGCGTGTTGGGTTAATGGAAGGAGTGCACCATGGCAGTAAAAATTAATAAATTAGAAATCGAAAATGTGAAGCGTGTAAAAGCCGTAATGATTGAGCCTACAGCTAACGGGCTCACTATCTTGGGCGGCAATAATAACCAGGGTAAAACCAGCGTGTTGGATTCCATCGCTTGGGCTTTGGGCGGCAACAAATTCAAACCGAGCAAGCCTACCCGTGAAGGGTCCATGAATCCACCAAGCCTACGAGTAGAATTATCGAACGGCTTAATCGTGGAGCGTAAGGGTAAAAACTCGGATTTGAAAGTCACGGACCCGGCTGGTGGTCGTGCCGGTCAGCAATTGCTCGATTCATTCGTTGAGGAGTTTGCGTTGAATCTACCTAAGTTCATGGAGTCTACTCCGAAGGAAAAGGCAGCGACCTTGCTGCGCATCATCGGGGTCGGGGACAAACTGTACGCCCTAGACAATCAAGAATCGCAATTATATAATGAGCGATTGACTATCGGGCGTGTTGCGAACCAGAAGAAAAAGTTTGCAGCCGAACAGCCGCAGTACCCGGAAGCGCCGAACGACCTGGTCAGCATTGCGGACCTTATCACTCAGCAGCAGGCCATCCTTGCTCGTAATGGTGAGAATGCTCAGAAGCGTTTGAACCAGGAAAAAATCAAGAATGAGCTGCATCAGTCTGAAGCGCGCCTTGCTCAGTTGAAGGAGGCCCTTGCTGCAGAAGAAGCAGTACATGAAAAGTTGATGGGCGATTATATCATCGCGAATAAATCGATTGAGGACCTGGTTGATGAATCAACCGCTGAGATTGAGCAATCAATCGCTAATATAGAAGAAATCAATCGCAAGGTCAGAGCAAACCTTGATAAAGCGAAAGCAGAAGAAGATGCTGCGGAATTCGCTGCTAAGTATGAAGCGCTAAGTGTTGAAATTCAGAAAGTTAGGGACGAGCGTTCACAGTTGCTCGAAAGTGCCGACCTGCCATTGCCTGGTCTATCCGTGGAAGATGGCGAGCTAGTGTTCGAAGGTCAAAAGTGGGACAATATGTCCGGCTCTCAGCAGCTTAGAATCTCGACCGCTATTGTTAGAAAATTGAAGCCGGATTGCGGCTTTGTGTTACTCGATAAACTAGAGCAGATGGATTTACCTACTTTGACCGAGTTTGGTCAGTGGCTCGAAAGTGTGGGACTTCAAGCAATCGCCACTCGCGTATCAAGCGGCGAGGAGTGCCAAATCATTATCGAGGATGGATATGTTAAAAGCGACACTGTGACCCCTTTCCAAAACCCAGCACCTACCGCACCAGTTAAGGATTGGACACAGGAGTTCTAAAAATAGAAAGGAGTAAAAATCTATGAATATAGAAATCACAAAAGGAAAGCAGGCCCGTGCTCAGCGTGTGGTCATCTACGGTACCGAAGGAATCGGGAAGTCCACTCTCGCTGCGCAATTCCCGGACCCTGTTTTCATTGACACTGAAGGGTCTACATCAAATATGGATGTGAAGCGCTTTGGTAAACCGACCAGTTGGACGATGCTCATGAATGAAATAGCATTTGTGAAGGCGAATCCTGGGTGCTGCAAAACCTTAGTAATCGACACGGTCGACTGGGCGGAGCAGTTATGTGTGGAGCATGTGTGCGCGTTCCATGGTAAGAAAGGCATCGAGGACTTTGGGTATGGTAACGGCTATACGTATGTACGCGAAGAAATGGGCCGCTTACTGAACAAACTGCAGGAGCTGGTGGACTCAGGGGTCCATGTCGTGCTGACCGCTCACTCGCAGTTGCGCAAGTTCGAACGCCCGGAAGAGGAGGGAGCGTATGACCGCTACGAATTGAAGCTTGGGAAAAAAACCGGCTCTCAAACTTCCCCACTGATTAAGGAGTGGGCTGACATCGTTCTATTCTGTAACTATCAGTTAATGGTCGTTAAGTCTGAGACGAATAAAGCGAAGGCTTACGGTGGCGAGCGATTCATGTATACTACGCACCACCCAGCCTGGGACGCGAAGAACCGCCACGGTCTACCGCCTAAGCTGCCAATGGACTACGCTTCAATCGCTCATATCTTCGAAGCACCAGCTGCGCCTACTGAAGAGCCGCAGTTAATGAAAGCTGC